GAACCCATTTTTAGTCTTTTCCATATTCTTTTAATTCCTTCCTTGCTAGACCTTCTATATGTCAAATTTTGGGTAATCAATAAGAACATTTAGCGAACATAAATATTTATACAATCTTAGCTTATATAGTTTGACATATTATACAAAAGTGATACAAATAATGAATGAAAAACAAATCAACAAAGGAAAGAAACAATGCAAACACAAGAAATTAAAACAAATAAAGCAATAGAAGAAAACACAATTAATAATTTTATTAAAAATGAATATGTAAAGAACAATAATAAAATTACTATTGTAAATGAGTACAGTGATTTTAATCCAACTATGAACAGTGTTGAGAGTTCAAGAATGAATCATTATAAAGTAACTTTAAAAAGAAAATTTAAATTAAATGGAAATCATTTAGACACTAGATATGGTTATAAACAAATGACTTTATTTTTTAGTCAAGGTTATGGAATTAGTGGTGAACCTACTTTAGATAGTGTTCTTGATTGTCTTAAAAGTGATTATTATTGTGCAATAGATGGATTTGAAGAATTTTGTGCGAATTGTGGATATAGTGATGATTCTATAAAATCACTAAAAACATATAAAAATATTCAAAGACAATCAAAAAAACTTAAAACTTTTCTTGGTGATAGTTTTAATCAATTATTAAATTGCGATTCATAATTAATAGATCGAAACTTGGGGGAGCAATCCCCCTTGTCTTGAGGTTACTCCTCAACTGATGAGATCAGAAACTAAAAGAAAGGTAATATGATTAAAAAAATAGTTAATAAATTAGCAGTAGATATTATCAACAAAAGAGGTTCTGGAGATAGTTGTATTTATACTGATGTTGATAAATTTATATTTAAAAATATGGATCAATGGAAAGTTATAGACCAAAAAATAGGTTATGATGATTTTGTTAATATGGTTAGAAAAAAACTTAATTTTTTATATGAAATTGAGTTCAATATCTTACCTTGTTTTAAATCTAAAAGAAGGGAGCATAATGAAAAATAAAGTTTATTCAGTAACAAAAGACCTAGAACAAAGAAATCCAGGAAAGAAGTTCTATTCATTCATGGACTTTGAAGATGCAGAGATTAGGAAAAAGGAAGTAATTTTGCCTTTACCTAAACAATACTTTAATAATATAGTTAAACTTATAAAGGGGGATAAATGAGTAAAGAAAAAAAAATATATTATTCTGATTTAACAACTTTAATTGATGTTTGTTATAGTTGTTCTAGTCAAAATATAGTTATTAGTAATCATAATGATGATGGTAGAGAGTCATTTTGTAAAGATTGTGGCAGCGAAGATATTGGAGCAGAATTTCCAAAGGATTTAATTTAACAAGGGGGATAAATGAATATTAAAGAATATGGAGTCAAAAAAACTTGGGATAATAAATGGCAAACTTTTGCCAATGCTCAAGATGGCAAATATTTAATGCCTATAACTTGGTTAAGATATACCTCAAAGCACAAAACAAATGCTCAAGAGTGGCTAAAAAAAGAACTTAAAAAATTAGGGGTAAACTATGAGAAATAAATATGGTTTGCCTTTAGTCTATGATTTTAATATAGATTTAAGGGATAAAAGGAGAATAAGGAACTTAGAATATATGAAATGGAACTGTCCCAAAGGTTGGAAAAGTCTTTGGAGCAATAAATTAGATCAATTAAAAAAGAATATAAGTGAAAGAAAAAATAAAACTCTCAACTAATATAGACAAAGAAAAATTGGCTATACAAACTTTCAAGAACATCATTGAGGGATCTAAGTCTATCAATGGTGTTACTTGGAATAGAATTAAAAACCTAAAAAGAAAGGATCAAATATTATGCTTGAAACAATTATCGCAGTAGAGATAGCTTTACTTATTTTTTATTATGCAACAAACTAAACTGAAGGTCTTAGACCTATTTAGTGGTATCGGTGGATTTTCATTAGGACTAGAATCTACAGGACACTTTGAAACAATTGCTTTTTGTGAAAAAGACCAATTTTGTCAAAAAGTATTAAATAAACATTGGTCAAATGTTCCAATAATAGATGATGTAAGGAGTATCAATGGAAAAGAAATTAAAGCAGATGTCATTACAGGGGGAGTACCCTGTCAACCAATATCAATCGCAGGAAAACAAAAAGGTGAAGAAGATGATAGATTCTTATTCCCAGAAATGCTTAGAATCGTTAAAGAGATTAGACCAAGATGGACAATTATTGAAAATGTGCAAAACCTTATTAACATCGCAAATGGAACAATCCTCAAAGACATTGTTGAAAGGTTGGAAGCCGAAAATTTCGAAGTCCAATGTTTTAGTATTTCAGCAAGTTCACAAGGAGCTCTGCACAAAAGAGAAAGAATTTGGGTTGTTGCCAACCCCAACAACAGACTCAGTATCGGAAAGAACGAAGAAATACAAACAAGGCGGAACACCATTAACAATGGCAGTTCGTCAAATGTATCCAACTCCAAATGCAACAAACATCAACACACCTCAACCAGACAGGGTGGAACAGGTCAACTCTGGAGGTTTTATTCTACGAAAGAAGAACAAACCACACATGACTTATGGAGCAAGACTTCAGGATGTAATCCATCATTTGGACAAGAAACCTGGTGGAACTCTCAATCCAGAATTTGTAGAATTCCTCATGGGTTATCCGAAAGGGTGGACAGATTTAGAAAAGACAGAATCAAATCACTTGGAAACTCAATCGTTCCCCAAATCGCAAGAGAACTTGGAAAAGCAATCATTGAAGCAGAAAATGTATCGAACACCAACCTCAATGGACACAAATGAAGATAGTATGATTTATGCTGCTAAAATTTTAAAAGGAAAAGTGAATAGAAGTAGTAATCAAAGAGTTCAAATAACTTTATCTACAGATGTTGCTATGGAATATTTAAAAAATAATCCAGAACTGATAGACCAATTTGATAAACCTTTTATGTATAGACCTAATCTACCAGATAAATTAGAATTTATTGAATATCTTAAATCACAAACCACAATAAAAGAATTAGTCAATAATACAGATATTGCTAAAACTAAGATTGAACATTGGTTTAGAAAAGATAATTGTTTTTCTTATCCAACTATTGATGATTGGAATAAAATAAAACCTTTATTAAAAGATATAAAATTTGATGAAGAATTAACTTATGAAGTAGAAAAAGATTGGAAAGAAATTGAGTGAATATGTATGGTGATATAAGAACCTGTATTAAATGTAAAAACAAAGCTGATGTAGTAGAGAAAGGCAAGGACTATTGTGCTTCATGTTGGTTTAGATATTTTTCTGGCGAAACTATTGAACAATATGAAAAAAGAAATAATGAATTAGAACAAGCAAGAAAGAATAAAAAGTGAGAAATTTATTTGAAACTATAATTGATGTAGGTAGTGGATTAATCTTATCTACATTAATTCAATTGTTTATATTTCCATTTTTTGACTTACACCCAACAGTTCTTGAGAGCTTCCATATAGCAGTTATATTTACAGTTATATCTATGATGCGTTCATGGTTTTGGAGAACTATATTTACAAGGAGAAGAAATGCTAAAAGTTAAATTAGAAGCTAACGAAGTAGAACTAGCCTTAAGTATTGCTGTCAAAAGATATATCGGCAATTTAAGAATGGGTAAAACCTTTTCTTATGGTTACACCAAAGGAATTAAATCACAACTAACAGATGGCATCTTAGGAGCTTTAGGAGAGGTTGCTTATGCAAAGGCAACTAATAGCTTTTATAATGGTTCTTATTCAGATGATAACCAATTCTATTCAGACTCAGACTTTCAAAACAATATAGAGATAAGAACCCAAGAAAAGAAATCATATAATTTTTTATTAATAAGACCTGGAGAAAAGAAAGGAAATTATTTTTTAATAATTAAAGATAATGATAAAGATTTTAATTTTAGTGTTATGGGTTCATTTATTTATAATGATGATCTACCACCAGAAAAGCTATCAAATTTTGGCTACCAAGATAGACCTGTTGCATATAAAATAGAATTAAAAGAACTTAAACCATTGGAGGAAGATGTCAGACAAGATAAATTTTAAATTATTTAAACCTTTTGGCTCAACAGTTGCTAAAGCGGTTATGCCATTAGAACTAATGAAAGATTTTCAAAATGATTTAAAACAAATAAGACAAGATAAAGAAAAACAAAAGAACCATGATTGGTCTAAAAAGTTAGTCGGTCATGTAGATTCAGAGTATTTAATATCACCAGAAATTATGCTTAAATGGAAACAAAAATTCTTTGATCCTATTATTAATACTTATGTCAAAAATCATATAGAACATAAGATTAAATCTATTTTAATTAATTCTGCTTGGTATGTAATATCAAAACCTGGCGATTATAACCCTTGCCATACCCACACAGAATATGTGCATGGTAATTATCATTTAAGCTGCGTAGGTTATTTAAAAATTCCTAAAATGATTTCAACAGATAATGCTAAAGAACATAATGATTTTTCAGGTCAGACAGAGTTTATAGAAGGATCTGAAAGTATGTTTAATAATAATTCTTATAGAGTTATGCCAGAGGTTAGGGATTGGATATTATTTCCTAATTCTCTTTCTCATGTAGTCTATCCTTATAATACAGATGATAAAGATAACGAAAGAATCTCATTTAGTTTCAATGCAACTGTAATATTTGATAATGATAAACTCTCAAATTGAATATAATTTGTATAATTTATTGACACTTTTTGTATTAATTAATAAATAGAATCTATGAAAACAATTGGAAAAGAATGGACTAAAAAAGAAGAAGGTGGAACATTTACAGCAGATCATTTATCACCTTCACAGCTCAATAAAAGTTTAGATATTTGGTTTAACGATTACATAATCTTAACTGCTAAACAAAGAAAAGATTTATTGGGTAACTTAAATATGGATATAGGAGCAATAGTAGGTCAGGCAGTACAGGATATTATTGTTCATAAATTAACACTTGAAGAAGTAATGAAAGGGAAAAAATGACAGATACTGTAATGATGGAACTTGCAAAGATGCAAACTAAAATTAGAACTTATGAGAATAATGAAAAGAAACATATAGAACAACTTCATGCAAGAGATGATGAAATATCAAAACTAAAAAAAGAGTTAGATTTATTAAAGTTAAAAGATCAAATGATTGCTAAGAACCAAAGTTATTTAGAAGCTAAAGCACAGAAAGATGTTGACCAAATTAAAGAAAATCAAAAAATACAACAAAAGAAAGGAAACAATGAAACTAAAGCCACAGACGACAGAAGAAAAAAGTAAGGGAGGATTTAAAGAAAGACGAAAGGAGTGTTTAACAAGTGCCAAAAATATTCCAACTGTTGATATTAAAGGTAAAAAATATTCTACAGTTAATGAAAGACACAGACATCTTTTACAATATTTCCCTGAAGCTAGATTTAATGAAGAAATACTATTCCATGATAATGATAGAGTTGTCGTTAAAACCGAACTATATATTTCTGATACTATTTATGCTGTTGGTCATGCAGAAGAACATAGAAATGCTAACTTTATAAATAAAACAAGTGCAATGGAGAACTGTTCCAGTAGTGCGTTAGGTCGTTGCATAGCTGCATTTGGTCTATCAGGTTCAGAATATGCTAGTGCAGAAGAATTAGTAAATGCTTTGAATAATCAAGGTACAACTAAACAAGT